CTAACGCGATGTCAGCCAGGCAATCAGCCCATCCCATCGGGCGACAATCCAGAGAGCGATTGCCAGCAATAACCCGCCCAGCGTCCACAGAAAGCGCCCCAGCGCGCCCGCGCCTTCCACCTTGGCCTTTGTCCTGGCGTAGTCTTCAAGCGTCGGGGCGGCGTCGCTGACCGATTTTTCGACGGATCCGAGACGGTGTTCAATCGCGACCAGCTTCTGGCCCTGTTCTTCCTGCCGGCGGTGCATGCTGCGCCGGCTTGCGGACGCGCGATCCTCGGATGTGACCATCCGTCGATCGACGTTATCAATGCTGTTTTGAAGCTGGTCCATGCGCTTCAGGATCAAGTTTGTGATCTGATCTGTTTCAGACATCGTTACCAGCATCCAAGGCGCTCGCCGGCCGCATCATTGCCGGTGATGTTGTTGAGCGCGGTGCGGTCGGCCTGGGCCAGCGCCACGAAACCGGCCGGGCTAAGGTTATTCTTCACGAAGGGGCCGCACCCGGAGAGTGTCGCACTCTGGCACCCGGCCGCGATGGCGGAAATAGTCAACACAGAGATCGTAAGCAGAAAGCGCCTCGCGTTCAGCATCGTCCTTCACCCTTTCCTTGACCGCATCGAGCGCGGCTTGTGCAATTGCGGCTCTTTCCGCCTCACGGCCCTCCTGACGGGCTTGCGGCAGGAAGAATATGAACATGGCCAGCGCCATCACCGCCGCGCCCACCATGCCGCCTGCGAACGCCGTGAGGCGGGCTTTGATCCAGGCAATCATGTTTTCCACCCGAAGCGCCGTGCAAGCCGCCACCAATAGACCGTGGCGGTGGTGAGCAGCCCGGCAAGAACCGCCTGAACGCCATCGGCAACAGCTGGATCGGTGGTTATGATCCGCTTCACTTCCTCGTTGATCAGGCCGGACGAAACCATCCAGCCGGAAACGATGTAAAGCAGAATGCGCACATAGACGGTCATATCATGCCTCCTTGAGCACGTTGCCGCCGGCATCGATCAGCGGCAGGCTGTCGAAGCCGATCGATTTCGGAAGGGGGTAATCTTTCGGCCAGAAGAAACCGCAATCCTCGGCGCCGGAAAAAGCGCTGACGGGGTAGGGCGAAATCTGAATGCGGTCGTTCTGGTTTGCGCCGAGACAGGCCAGCCGGCCGTCTGTTGTGCGCCCGGCAACATTTGTCACATGGCCGAATGTCGCGCTGCCGGCGCGGCCTTTCACGGCGATTGCGCCAAGCGCCGGTCCATCGAGCTTTATGCCCCAGCCGCGCCCATAGGAACGGGCAAGCCCGGAGCGCGTCGAGCGAAGGCCGGACGTCTCCAGCCAGTAGCCCATCCCGGCTGCGCAATAAGGCGTTTCGTCGTCATACACCGGCTGGCCGATGGCCTTCCAGTATTCCAGGATCAGGGGATTGTGCTGCGCGCCCTTGATCTCGGCTTCGCCAAGATCGACATAGGCATTTTTCAGCCATGGCGGCATGTCGGCCTTGTCGGTCCGGTCGCCGATGATGGTGGAAATCACCGAAAGGATTGCCTGCCAAAGGCCGGTTTCCTCTGTCGTGGCCCCGGCGAACAATGCCGCGCCGGTCTGCGGGCCGACAATGCCATCAACCAGCAATCCGTTTGCCGCCTGAAACTTGCGGATAGCGGCAATCGTCTGCGGTCCCCGGATGCCGTCAACCGGTCCCGGATCGATCCCGCGCGCGGCAAGCGCTGTTTGAACTTCACGTGTGTTGGCCATGCTGACCTCGCCATTGGTTGGACTTGGCGGTCAGTCTAGGCGCGGCGCGGTGCGGTGAACTTCCGGGATGTGCGAATATAACCTTAACTGCTCTTCATCAGTCCGGCCGTTTTCAATGTTGCCAATAGTGAATTATATGCGTTTTTCAGGTCGTCGTTGGTAGGGGTGCCAGAGAGAGGTGCGATGTTTGTAGCCTTCTTGAGTGAAACCCATCCGCCGGCCCCATCCGCCACCCTGATTTCTTCGTCGCTTGCTGCAAACTGGCCAAGCACGGATGTACCTAGGGCACTTGCGATAGGTAGCTGATTACCGACGTGTCGTGCATTGCCGCCATAGATCAGCCGGAACGTGCCGTCCGTGCCGTAAGCAAGGCCACCCGCCATGCCGGTCAGCCAGCCAGACGGCGGCGCTGAAATATTGACCGGTACCAGCTTGAGAGCGCCCATATACCGGCCCATTTTGGTCGTATAGTCGTCATTCTCATCATCTTCGGAGATCAGGTATGTGTTGGTAGAACCTACACGATAATAGGCGATTTCCCGGCCGCTATCGTGAGCGTCCATTTTTGTCTCGGAAAACGGCAAGACATCTTCATAGCCGGATTGATCGTTGCCGAACTGTGCGCGAATGACGCCATTCTGATCTATCACTTGGAAGGATCGATAAAATCGCAGCCATGCATCCAGACCGTTTGCGGTACCGTCGAGGAGAATGCCAGTGTCAAATCCAGTGATATCATTCCGAACAAACCGCGTGCCGAGGCCGAGCATACCGGGCTGTCTGGCCCAAGGTACTTTGTAGTCGCCGCCAAGAATGCCAAACGCAAGCTCAGCATACGAGCGTGTCGGCGCCCCGAAGATATGAACGCCGTACTGTCCTGGATGAACACCAGTGAGACCGTCCGTGACGCCAGCGCCGAACGTATCGACAAGCCATTGCACGTATGCTCGCGCTGTCGCTTCTTTGCCATCAGGCATAAACGGGCCGAACTCATCCACAAAATCCATGACGCAACCTTCTGCCTGCGCCTGCGCAATCAAAGTGCGCCAAACCTCCATGCCACGAAGAACAGAATTATTCGAACTTTCGGATGTCAGCGGAAAGCCTGAAAAGACGGTAACGTCCGGGCGGTTATCAAGGCCCTTAAAGATGTTTACCATCATGGGTGCGTAGGTTGAGACCCAAGGTGTCGGATCATCTTCCGGGTCATCCTGGTACCCTTCGGGCCGCTCGCTCTCGCGGGCGGACCAGGTGACCCAATCAGGTGCCAATTCGTTCAGGACAAACCGGAAATTGTCCCGTGCCTGCGCGTATTCAAATGCATCATTGAGGTCGAGGCCGCCCCTCGAAAGGAACGAGAAATACAGGATTTCATCGTCATTGTTGACATAGTATTTCAGGACAATATCAACATCACCGGTGACGAGAAAACGACACTCATTGCTGTTGGTCAGTCGTGCAGGTGCTGTGTAAGTGTATCGGGCAACCTCGCCAGGCGTGCCAACTGATGTGTCGATCACATCGCCAACGGGCGTACCGTCAACGGTAACCTGAAAGGTGCCACCTGCCGCGTCAACCAGATAGTAAAAATGAATTTCATCCATCGTAGGCTTCGCGCCGCCAGAATATAGCCGGAACTCACCATCGGAATGCCGGTAAATGCTCGATGTGCGATACCAGAGCGTATAATCCGTTCGCTGCGTGCGCGTTCCAGAGATGGGCGTGTTTTCATCGAACTGCGTGGTAGGGTATGGGCTACCTGTGTAATCGCCGACCTTCTCTTGCTGTGGATTTTTCACACGCAGCATGCCTTGCAGCATCGGCATGATTATCCAATGCGGCGATCCGTTGATACTGTCAAATAACGGCGCGATCTTTACCGGTCCAACTGCCTCACCGCCTACTTTCCTGATTACCTTTTCCATTGTACGGGGAAGGCCACGCGATGCGGTTGCCTGTTGCAAACCACGTTTAACCGCCTCACGGCCCGGCCCTGTCAGCACCACCGGACCCAGAAAAGCAGCCTCGCCGCTGTCATAGATATAGCCGGTTGCCACACCGAATTGGCTGCTGTCGGAAAGCACCAGAACAGTATCATCATCAGCCCACGTCTCAGATGCGGCGTTGAAGGCCTCAAGCGTCGGATAGCTGTAAGCAAAGGCATTGAACTGGACGGCCGCAAGCACCTGATCGCGCGCCTGTTCTGTGGCTGTCTGGACGGCAAGCGAGGCAGTCAAGCTAGCGGAGGCCTGATCCTTGAAACCTTCAGCCTTGGCGGAATGATGTTTGGCAGAATACTTCCCCGGTTCAACAGGATCATTTTCCGGGTTTTCGGCCCACTGCTGGGCCTTGTCTTCCGCTTCTTGCGCGGCTTGCTTGTTCTGCGCGGATGCGGTGTCGCTCGCCTTGGCCTTGATGGCATGATGCTTTGACGAATACTGGCCCGGCTCGACCTCGGCATTTTCCGGGTTTTCCGCCCATTGTTCGGCCTTGTCGCGCGCGGCCAGGATCGCAGCCTTCTCGCCTGCAAGATAGTCGAGGTTCGGGCCGGATTTGACGACGCCGTTGTCGAGGAACAGGAAATGGTTGTCTTCCACATCCTTGTCGAAGGTTGCGCCGGTCTCGCCGTATTCCGCCTTGACGGCGCGGTCGCGGTCGCGGGAAAGCTCCTGGGCGATCATGGTCAGCCGGTCGAATTCGCTGTCGATCGTGGCAGAGGAAAAGCGGCCGTTCTTGACGATCGAAGACAGTCGCTCAAGCAGGGCCTCGCCCGCAACCAGAATGCGGTCGCCGGCGGTGCGGCCGGCATCAAAGGTCAGCGTGCCGCCGCTGGGGTTGCCGGCGCCGGTGATGGTGTAGCCGGAAGCGATCGGCTGAAACAGCCCGTCAACCTCGTAGCCGACCGAAATATCGAGGTCGGACTGAAACACGAAGGGGATGGCGAATGCCGTCTGTCCTGCGCTTGCGGTATAAACCGCCCAGCGCGGCACTTCGTTGATCGGCAGAACAGTGCTCATGAAAAGACCCCGGAAGTTAAGACCGGGGCCAGTTTTTCATGTGGGGGATGTGGTCAACCGTTCAGGCGCTGTTCCTCAGCCTCGCGGGCGGCCAGTGCCAGGCTTTCGCTGGCATCCGAGCAATCGTCCACATTGTCGATCATCATGTAGAACATGGTGTTCATCTCGCCTTTCAGCATCTTGAAGTCGTTGCCGTTGCAGCTTTCGGAGACGTAAAGCACGATCTTGGCGAGCGCGCGCAGATTGACGAGGCTGTTGTCCAGCCGGGCAAGAATGTCTTCGGAAGTCTCGTTTTCGATATAGTCGGTCATAGGTTCTGTCCCTTGTAAGAGTTAAACCAGACCACCCCTGCTAACGGGTGGCCGGGCAGTAACGGGTTAGCAGACCGGCCTACAAGGACACCGGCAGGGCAAAGCCCTCCCGTTACGCCCGACCATAAAAAAACGCGCCACAAAAGGCGCGCCGGACGCCTCGTAGTTCCCAACCCGCTGCTAACCGGGGCTTCCCCTTTTGCGAGAAGCGTGATTAGGTTGCGGGAGGTTTGGGCGTTTGTCAATGGGGGTAAGAAATGCTGGTACTCGCCGCTGTTAATCTTGTGCTTGGGCTCGTTCCACGCCCTTGGTGGTGGGGTGGCATCGTAGCCTTTGCTTCATCTGGTTTAAGCATTTATCTGTCTGAAAAAGTCGATGTATGGCGGACAGAAGCGCGGCTAGCGCAGATGCAAATCAACGATATTTTATTGAATATGATCGTGAGTTTCGTGGTTGTTTTTGCCGCTTATTTTGTCGGGTACGGTCTGAGAAAAATTATGGATCGCAAGCAGAAACACTAAAACGAAAAGTTCAAAACATGTTTCAGGATTTTGCGCATATTGCCATTTTTAAAATGGCCGATCTCGTGGCCTATGTGCTGGGCGGGATTTTATATATCGGTTATTTTTTGGGGTCACTCGCTCTGTCGATCTATGTCGGGAAGATAGTCTACGATCATATCAACGTGCCTGTCGTGAGGCTGGTCATCGCTATTATCCTTGGCGTTTGGATCAATATGGTGATGTACGCAGCGCAAGTTCCAACTGCCGTGACTTTCATTCGTGCAGCTGAAATGTCTGAGCTTGATTAACCGCCGCCACCAGCCGCCGCACCAACATCTGGCCCGCGCTCTGGCCGCATCTCGCCGGGCTTCCACCAGAATTCCTGCCCGAATTCACGCTCATAGAAGCGCTGCTTGCGCTTGAATGCCTTATTGGCTTCCGGGTCCATCAGATATTGCATCTGGTCGAACAGGATCCGTTCCCATGCCAGTCGCCAGTACCAGATCGTCGATCCCGGCGTATTGGAGCGCAGGAAGCGGTTCAGCTCGCGGCCGAATTTGGTATCCTCGCCGCTGGCAAGCTGGATGGCATTGCCGCCCGTGAGGTTCCAGAGATTATTGGCGCGCTCGACCACCGGCCCGGCCAGTGTGGTCGAAAACCCGCCGCCATAGCGGTTGACGTTGGAAAACAGGAAATCGCCGTAAATGCCCAGCCCGCCGCCCTGGAGCATGGCCGCGCCCCAGAATGCCGGGTCGCTCATGTCCTGCGGGTCGCGGCCGGCCGCCATCTGTTTCAGCTGATAGGCCAGTCCGCCGAAAAGCGTGGTCGAGATCAGCAGCGAGCCGGCATAGGCCGCGCCCTTGGCCGGATTATCGCCGACAAGCATGCGGTGCGTGCGTGCGCCGTGCAGCAACATGAACACCGCGCCGAAACTCTTGAACTGCGCGAATGAGCGCAGAACCTCGCCAATGAAGGTGCCGGGCTGGTTCTGGTCCAGCAGCGCCACGCGTGAGCGGTGCGAGCCGGAGGGAATGGCAAATTCCGTCTCGGACTGGATCATTTCCAGATAGCGTTCCGAAAGCCGGTTATCGCCGCTGTCGAACATCTCGTTCGGGCGGATGATCGTTGCGCCGCCCATGTCGTGGCGCTTTGTCTTGCGGATCAGGTTCCAGTCGGTTTCCGTCAGGCCATAGCGGCGCATCGTGTCGCGCAGCGCTGTTGGCAGGGCATCGTAGCCCTTGCCGGCATTTTCGGCGACGGTGCGCATGAAGGCGAGGCCGAAGGCATGGCGCCCCGCCTGCGTCCAGGGCGTCAGGCCGGAATAGGTCAGCACGCGGTCGGCGATGAAGCTGGACCATCCGGGGCCGTCCAGCGTGCCGACATAGCGCGCCTGGGCGTGAAACACATGCATGGCATTGTCGAGGATCAGGCCGGACGCAATCGCCTCCTGCCGGGTCTGCTTGCCCATGGCCTTGATGACATCGCTCAAAACGCCCCGCGCATTCATGCCGGCAAACTTGCGGGAAATCATCGTGGTGCCGATATCGGAAATGGCGGAGATCGTTGCCGAGCCGAGAACGCTTGCCGTGATCAGGCTGCGCGCGGCCGCCATGCCGGATGCCCATTTGCCGCTGACCGGCGTTTGCAGGGTGCCACGGATCGATCCCCACACCGCATCGATTTTGCGGTTAATGCCCTTGGCGCGGTCAAGCGCGCCCTCGGGCTTTCCGGCAAAGCGGGCAGGGCGGCCGGCGGCCTTTTCCGCCGCCTGTTTGGTCACGGCCTGTTTCAGCCATTCGATTGTGCCGTTCGGGTTCGGCCCGAGAATTTCCATGGCGGATATATCGCGGGCCATCATGTTGATATGGCCCATCATCGCGCCGAAGGCATCGCCGCCACCGCCGTATTGCCGCTGGTACTCAAGCCAGCTATCGGCATTGCGAAACACCAGAAAGCGGTGCTCGCCATGCTGGTTGGCAAGCGCGCCCCGGCCGAAGGGCTGGCGCTTGGGTTCCATCTTGTTCCAGCCTTCGGTGGCAATATTGGTCCAGATATCGGTCAGCACGTCGTCAAGGTCTTCCGGGTCCACCGTCTTGCCGGTCAGCGGGTGTTTCATCCGGGCAACGTCCAACAGCGGGGTTATGTCCTGCTTCCACTTTTCGAGGCCCATCTTGCGCAGGGCCCGCGCATCGTGGTGCTGGGGCAGGCCCCAGTTTTCCAGCCGGCCGATTGCGCCGCCGGCGGCATTGAAGCGCTGGCGCAGCCAGTCGGCCGTCTCGTTCCAGACCTTGGCAAAGTGCTTGGCCGCCGCATCGCCGGTATCCTCGCCAAAGCTCTCGCGCAAGACATTGTCGAGGTCCGCCTTGTTATGGCGCGCGGTATCCCCCAGCAGGGCAGAGCGGCGGAAATGGTAAAGCGCATCTTCCATGCGTGCATGCGCCATGCCGATGATGGTGCGCTGCCGCCCGGCAACGGAGGCAAAGCCGGACGATCCGAAATGTTCCAGCTTGTCCAGCGCCGCCTCACCGACATCGAATTCACCGCGGGCATTCCTGTGGCTGCCAAGATCGGCCGCAAGGCGGTTGATAGATTTGATTGAAAGCTTGGCCTTCCGTTTCTGGTGGGCGCTCTGGGCGCGCAGCATTTCGGCAAGGGCCTTCTTGGCCTCGGCATCGGCCGTCACCTCGGAGGCGGAAGCGTGGCGGCGGCGCAGCTTGTCGAATTCGCGCCCGAGTTTCTTGGCGTCGTCATCGGACAGCAGGTTTTCGTCAACGGCCTTTTTCAGGCAATCTTGCAGGCTCATAGCGGGCAGGCCTCCACAATCCGCGCGGCGCGGTCAATGCGTTCCAGTTCGTCATTCAGCGCGGCAATCGTCACCGGCCCTTCATCGTCAAAGAACGGGATTTCCATGTCTTCCGGCACATCGCCGATTTCGCGCCGGGAAATCAGGTCTTCCTTGTCGATCACGCGCGGATCGTCCAGCCCGCCGGAAATCTCGTCTTCGGGAAAGAATGCTTCCTGCGGCAGGTCATCAGCGCCGGCATCGGCTGGCCGGGCGTCCGGCGCTTCCAGCGTCCGGGCCAGTGCATCGCGCGCGGGCAGGTTTTCGGAAACGGCGCGCTCGGCCGCGCGGATGATCACGGCATCGTCAACACCGGGACCGGCGTCGGCAATGATATCGTGCACCAGGCCTTCCACCGCGCGGCGTTCGGTGTCGGCGGCCGGCTGTGCCGTCTGTGTGCGGCTGGCATTGTCCAGCGCGTCCAGCAGGTCGCCGATCGTGCTTTTCTCCGCCGCCTGGTCGGCCGTGCCATAGAGATGATCGAAATAACCGGCCTCTGCCGCTGCCAGGCGGGCATTGTCCAGCGTGTCGCCGCCCTCGCGCACCAGCCGGCCCACAAACGGCCGGGCGGCCTTGTCGAGGCCGAGCGCGGCCATCTCGCCCTTGTAATCCTTCACGCCGCCGCGCCGCATCAGAAATTCGTCGATCGGCTGTTCGGCTGTGCGCGCCGGCGCTGTGGTTTCCGGCGCAAGCTGATCGACAATGCGCCTGACCTGTTCCGTGTCCGGTTCGAAGCGGAAAGGGCGGTTTTCCTGCGCGGCGGCAATGGCGTTTGCGCTCACGCTGTCGTGATAGGCGCTACGGGCCGCCGGCGGCTTCTGGTTGCCGAAAAGCCGTTCGCCTTCCAGCGCATCGAGCGCGCCGCGCGCCTCGGCCGGCAGGTTTGCGCGCATCGGCTCCAGCACGGCCGCTGCCGCCTCGCGGTCGCCGGCAAGCGCCCGCCGGCTGGCTTCCGGCGTTGCGGGATCGTTCGCCAGCGCCCGCCTTGCGGCCGCGCGCGCCTCGGCACTGCGGCCAAGGGCGGCAAGGCCTTCCGCACCGGCACGGCCGGCGCCGCCCAGCGCCGCGCCGAAAAGCCCGGCAAAGGCCACGTTTTTTGCAGCCTCGCCCCAGCCGCTTTCCAGCCCGGCCTCCGCGCGCCAGCGCTGCACGAAAGGTTCGGTTGCCGTTTGCACAGCCGCATTTACCAGTGCTTCCGATGCCGCCGTGGTGAGAATGCGCCCGGTCACGGTGCGGGCAGCACCCGCGCCGCCGCCGAAGACAAGCGCACCGGTCTGGATCGGGTCGTTGAACATGGCGCCGGCGCGGCCGCCAAACATCGCCAGCCATTTCGCAGGCCCGCGCGCGGCGGCAAAGGTTTTCGCCGCTTCCTCGTCCATGTTGCGCGCCAGCGCCTTCGCATCATCCTCGACCGGTTCGCCCGCGCGGATCACGTCGGCCGCCTCCGGGTGGCGCTTCTCCATCGCAGTCAACCAGTCATTGAAGCCAGCGGCGGAACGCGCATATTCGCGCGCCTCGAATTCGGCGCGGTCGCGGCCGGGGCGATAGCGCCCGGGGCGCGTCGTGAACGGGTTCACATGGGTCTCGCCTGTGGCGTCACGAATGGCGGCAATGCGCTCGTCATAGGCGCGTGTCAGCGCATAGGAACGCGAATTGATATTGTCCGTCAGTTTGCCCGCTTCGAATTGCGAGCGCACCACGTCTTCCAGCGTGGAATAGCCCTGTGCCACAGATCGCGGCCGGAACGGGTCGGCCTCGTAGAGATACATACTCATTGGTTTCTCCGGGCGCGGCGGGCGGCCGTCGGCGCGCGCGGCGGCTGTCCGGTGGCGGGTGGTGAAATCTCCGGCGGTGCGGTTTCGGCCGGCGCTGTTTCCGTTGCTGGCGGCACGATTACGGTCTCGGCCGCGCGCCGGCCGCGCCGTGTCATTTCGTAGCGCGTTTCCGTCCGCGCCTCGATGTCGGCCAGCTGGCGGATATCCAGCAACCAGGCATCGCCCTCCGGCGTCACCAGATATTGCGGATCGTCGGAAAGCGGATCGTGCAGCGCCACCCGGTAAAGCCCGTCATCCACACCGACAAGCCGGGCATTGCGAATATCGGAAAGCGGGATATCGAATTCGCCGGTCTCGATTGGCGGCAGGGCATCGAGCTGCAATTGCGTAAGATCGGAAAGCAGTTCCTGCGGCCGCGTCTTTTCCATGTCGGAGGGCACGACAACCATGGCGCCGTTGACCTCGCCAAGCCCGCCGAACTGGCGACCCTGCACCGTGCGCCCGCCGGCGACGCGATCGAGGATTTTCAGATAGGTTTCGTTCGCCACCGTTCCGCCCTCGTCGATCTCGGAAGGATCGAAGCCCTGTTCATTGGCGGATTTCTCGAACAGGATCGCCGCCGTCTGCAGCACGGCCGATTGCAGTTTCGGCTGATGCGCGAAGGCGGTGCCAAGCGCGGGCAGGGCAATCGCCGTCTGGTCTGCCTGCGACGGCATCTTGACCGTGAACACCTTCTCGTTTTTCAGCGTCAGCGCGCGCGAAACCTCATCGACAATCGTGGCGTCGCCCGTCGTCAGAGAAAGCGCGGAGGCATGCGCAATCACCGGCGCCTGGTCGGAAAGCTCGGCCAGGATCGGCACGGCCCTGTCGCCCAGCGTATCGATCAGCGTGGCGGAAAAACCGGAAATCGCATCCGGGTTGCGCATCAGCGTTTCCGAAAGCCGCGCCTGTTCGCCGGGCAGGAAGAAAGGCACCGGCTGCTCGTAGATGGTGGAAACCTGATTGCGCTGCAGCTGGCGCTGGGAAAGCGACGTGGCCAGCGCCTCGGCGCTGGTCGGATCGATGGCCGTGACCTCGATCAGCCCGGCGCGTCCGGCCTGGCCGAGCGGGTCCGTGGCGCGTTCCTTCAACAGATCGTCGGCATGCTTGGCGGCGGCGGCAAAAACTTCCTGTTTGGCGGCGTAGCCGGCGCTGCCGGCGCTGGCGTCCGTCTCGTCTTTCAGCGTCTGCAGCCGTGCGGCGATTTCCGTTTCGCTTTCGGCGTCCATGTTGCGGGTGGCGTCGTATATCTGCCGTGCCTGTTTGCGGGCGCGGTTCCATTCAACGGCCGCCTCCGGCCCGAGAAATTGTTCAACCGTGGCCGCATCAAGCCCGGTTTCGGCCGGGTCAAGCCCCTTGCCGTTTTCGGCCATGCTGGCGATATCGTCGGCGACAAGCCCTTGCAGTTGCGCGGCGCGTGAGCGGAATGCGTTCTTTTCCGCATTCGTCATGTCGGTGGCGTCACGCTGCAGCATCTCGCTGAGCGCAGTGATTTCGCCCATCATCCGGTTGCCGTATTCGCCGATCGACGGATCGTTTTCGAGCCATTTGTCAACGAGGCTGACGGCAAAGGCTTCCTTTTCCTGCGGGCCGGGCAGGGCGTCATAAACGCCCTGGATGCGCGCGCGGGATGCCGTGATGGCAACGTCTTCCTTGAGCTTTTCGCCCTCGGCCGGCGAAATCGTGTTGTTGGCAACGGCCTGGTCGATCGATGCCTGCGCCCGATAAACCATCTGGCCGACAACCTCGTCGCCGTCGCCATTGGCGCCGTAGCCATAGGCCTGCCGCTCGACATTCACCTGCACGGCGGCGATGCCGTCGGTAAAGGCAACTTTTTCCTCGTCTTTCAGGCGGCGGCCATAATTGGCGGTGATCTGCTGCTGATATCCGAGCGCGCGCTGGGTGATGTTCTGCTGCAAGGCCTCGCGCAGCTGCGGATCGGCAAAGGCGGGGTCCTCAAGATAGCGCGCCTGTATCTGGTCCACAGCGGCATTGAAGCCTGCCGGATCGTCCTGAAAATCCTGCTGTGCCTGAAACAGATCGTTGGAAACGCCGGCCTGCACGCGCCAGAGATAAGCCGATTGCGCCGCCCGGTCATAGGCATCGCCGGCAATTGTGCCATCACGGCGCAGCTGCAGCGGTGCGGTGTTGATCTGGCGTGAAGGGTCGAAAGCGGGCGCCGTCGTTCCCGTGCCGCCGCGCGTGCTGTCGTCTTCAATGTGCCAGTTTTCGTTTCCGAGCGGAAATTTCAGCCCATAGGCCGGCGCATTCTCATGCAGCCACGAAACCACGTTCTGCGGGGCCTTGCTGAGCGACTGGCCGTTATAGGCAACATCCATCGCCTTGCCGTGATTGTGCTGGCTCTTGCCGGGCGGCGCCACCCATTTGCGTGCGGCCTCGGCCGAACCGTATTTGACAAGCGCATCCTGCCACAGCCGCGCCTGGTGATCTACCGATCGATAGCCGGAATACATACCCAGTCCGGCGCGAATTTCTTCCGGCGCGGCCTGAAACAGGTTCGCCACCTTGATCGCGAAATTGTCGTCAAGGCCTTCGGTGTGGCTTGCCGCCTTGTTGGAAACGCCCTGCAGGAATTGCTTTGCCGCGATCGGGTCGCCGCTCACGGGGCTGTATTTGACGCCGCCTGAAGGATAACGCGCGTTATATGCCTGCTCGCCAGATTTCAGGCCCTTATCGGTGTAGGCCCTTTGCGCCGCCCCCTCCGCCAGCGCGGTCAGCCGCTCGGAAAGTGAGCCAGCAAGATTGGCGAGCGCGGCGGATGCGCCGCCATTTCCGGCAACGGCGGAAGGCACGCCGGAGCCGGCGCGGCCCTGGGCTTCAAGGCGTCTGATCGGTGACATGGTCAGGCCCCCAGTCTGGCAATGTTAAAGGCCGTGTTGCCACCCGTTTCAAGCGCGGCAAGAAGCCCCTTTGTTTGGGCTTGTCCGGCGCCGCGCCTGAGATTGCGCGCCCGTGCGCGATATTGCGCCTGGACGAATTCACTGTCGCGCCGGTCAATCGTGATCTGATCGGCAGCGTCCCGCGCGGTGCGCTCTGCCTGCGACTGGGCAATGCCGCCCGTCAGATCGACGCCGGCGGCGGCATATTTGTTTTTCGTCTCGCCAAGGATCGATGCCATTTCGCGGCGGATGCGGTTCTGGCGTTGCTGGGCGTCAAGGCGTTCCTGCCCTGCTTGCAGGTTGGCCTCATCTGCCTGCGCCCGCAAAACCTGCGCCTCGGCGCGGCCGGCGCCGATCTGCCCGAGCGCGGAAATCCCAGAAAGCAGCGTCATGCCGGTTTTAAGCGTCGCAAGACTGCCGAGACCGGTTGCTGCAGCTCCTGCTCCTGCCCCCGCCGCTGTTGCCGCCGTGGTTGCGGCAGCCGCACCGCCGCCCGAGAACAAACCCGCAATTGCCGAAAACGCTGCTTCCATGGAAAGCTCCCCTAAAGTGCAGCCTCAAACGTAATCGAGCGCACGTTCAGTCTACCCGGCCGAACCTGCGAGACCGTCACAAAGGGTTTGTCGGCATAGCCGCGCAGACCGGTAATCTTGATTTCGCCGGTAAAGCCCTGGTTTAATTCACCGACATCGGCCAGCATGCCGTAGCGCATCAGGTTGACCTCCCTGAGCTGGCCGTTGTTGGTGCCGACGGCCACGCTTGTCGTATCCGATAGTGATAGATGAACCGTGTGTATCCGTGCGCGACGCTTTATCACCCGACCGCCGCCGACCTCACGCAAAGGAGGCAACGTCTTGACGATCGGCGGAGACCATGTGCCGACGGTTGCAGCGGAAACCGCGATCGGCAGCGTCAGCGCACCGCCGGAAACCGTGTAAGGGCCGAAAACATTGCCGTCCGCGATCACCCACACGGAAACGCCGTTGAAACGCGAAAGGCCGCTGATCGTTGCCGACGGACTGCCAAATGAAAAGTCGCTGGCATCGTCCAGCAACAGCCCTTCCTCAATGCGCTGCAGGCTGCGCGCGCCGTTGCGATCGGTGATGAAGGAAAGTTCGTTGCGGCCATTGACGGCCGCCGCCCGGAAGGTCATTCCGGCGCTGGTCATGCGCGAATAGGCCATAACCTCCTGCTCGCGCAGGATCGTTGCGAGGCGTGCCCCGTTTTTTTCTGTAATTACCGCTTGCAGATTGGCCGTGTTGTCGGACGTTGCCCGTCGCATGGCCATATCTCGCACACCCTCTTTCAAAAGGTGTGGCGCCAGCAGCGAAATATTGGAAGATAGGAAATTGCCGTTGGCGTCGGTAGAGTAAAACTCGCCAAAAGAAGACCGGTTATTATAAAGATAAACGGTCGCGCCTTCGTTTTCCACCGGCCGCACGCCGCGCGCCACCCCATTGCGCGACCCTTGCACATGGTTCGGTGCTTCGTTACGGGAAAGGCCGCGTTGTGATATCCAGTATTCGGCTTTGTTGGTGAATAGCTGCAAATATAGCCCCTGGACGAGGTGTTCTATTTTTTCGCCGCCGCTTGCATCCATCGGCACAAGTGCTGGCCCGTCATCCTCGGTAAAACGGTTGTTGAACTCGAAATAATCCGCCTGGCGGCTCATCATCCAGGCGTGAGGAAGCGCTTTAAAACCACCCATAAGCAGGCGCTGATTGTAGAACGCTCCGCATTGCGGCCAGCCTTTATCCGCGGAAATCACCGGCTCGCCGGGCGCAACGCCGACGGTATCCTTGACCGAAACAATCGCGGCATCGGCCTTGTTCACGACCTTTCCGGAAACCGCCCAGCTGTCGCCCTCATTGCCTTCGCCACTGAAGGTGATTGATATCTTGTTTGACGATGGCGAGGATACGGCAAAACCGGAGGAAATATTCGGCAGATCGTTCAGCGCGGTCTCGATCGCGGAAACCAGCGTCGGCATGTCGCTTTTGTATGTGATCGAGAACGTTTCCTGCTGGGAAACAGTCAGCGTGAAAATCGACGTGTCATTTTGCAGGCCGACAAATTCAAGTGTCCAGACGGCTGCGACCCCGTTTGTGTAGGTGCCGCCATAATCCCAGCTCGGCAGGTTTTCGAGCGGGGCCGTGTCCACCACCCAGCCGCTATCCGTCAGCCGGATGCGCTTTGGCTCCATATCGCGGTGAAAAAGCAGCATCGTGTCGAAGCGCTGCGCGTCTGTCACCTCGGAAAGAACGCCGGAAAGACCGGAAACCGTGATATCGGCGGTTTTGGCCGATGCGCCCCACACTTCTCCGGCATCACCGGCAAAAACGATATCATAAGCGCCGCCCTGCGAGCTTTCGAACGGGAAAATCCGGTCGGCGGTGGCGGGCAGGGCGCCGACATGACGCAGGCCTGGACGCAACGTAAAACCGCCTTGCGGTGCAATGGTGATATTTTCGGCGTGTTTGAGGCCGGTTCCGTAATATTTGAGCCGGGTGCGCTCCTCCAGCTTTGGGTCCAGTTCGCCGGCGGTAAAGGCGGCCTGTGTATCGCCCGGACTTGAAACCATGGTCAGCCCCTCCAGGCTTGCTCAAGCGGATTTTGCGAAGTGCCCATCGGGCGGGGCGGGTTTGAAAACCCGTCTTCGGAAAGCGCCGTCCGCATCTGCCCGCCGCGAAAATTCTCTGACGCGCTGCCATAGGCCGTTTGCTGCAGTTCGTTGCGGGTGTTGCGGTCGGAGGCCAGCGAATAGGCCATTTCGGCGGCAAGCGCGGTGATGGTCGCGCGTTTGAATGTCGCGGTCCAGAGGCTGGGCGCAGCCCGGAATTTCACCATGGCATAAAGCGGATCGTCGCTCGCATGGATCTTGCCGTTTGTGAGAATGAAGCGGCTATAGCGGCGATCGGGGTCCGAAGGGTCATCGGTCAGAAAAACCGGCGTGCCGGTGTAGGGCGCCGGAATGTCGAAAACATGATCGTAGCCGGTAAACGCCGTTGCGCCGTCGATGCGGGAGAGCTGGCGCATTTCACGGGCGAACTGAAAGCCGGAAGGCTGAAGGCCGAGATTGAAATCCACCACCATGCCATAAAGCAGGCCTGCGGCCGAGTTGCCGCCATCGTCATCGTCGAAACTCTGTATCGGGTCCTCGCCGATCATGGCGCAGGCGGCATTTGCAATCGCAAGGTCGGTTTCAAGCAGGTCCATTGCTCACTCCTCAAAGGCAAACGGCCGCCGGGATGTGTGGCCGGCGGCCGTGTGCAGCTAGAGATTTCGCATCAAGCGACGTTCTGTGCTGCAATCGCCACCACGCCGGCCGTCACCGATGTGACCACATAATTGCGGCGCATGGGGGTGCCATCGATATTGAGCGTGCAGTCGATCTGATCGCCCTTTTTGACCCATTTGTAGGTCGAAAGAGCGTTGAAGTATCCGGCCGTTTCGATGCCGGCTGTATCGTCTTCGGTCGCGTAGACATGCTTTCCCATGTTGCTGCCGGCATCGCCGGAAGGATGGGGAATGTAGTCAACGGTGCGAAAACCCTTGATGTTGAAAGTCATTCTCTCAGTCTCCTGTTTGAAGGGGTGAACCGGGCGGCGAGCGCCCGGAGGTCAATGCGTCAAACGATCGCGATGGAGCTGTCCGTACCGGTGCGGAAGCGGATAACGCCCTTGCCTTCCTGCAGGGTGGTGGCTGCGCCCTTGGCCTGCATGTTGAAAGACGTGACGTCGTATTCATTGTGCCACTGAGAGATCACGCGAAGATCCGTGTTGTTGGCCCAGCCCATCGCGGATTTGTGCCAGATGAACAGGTCCTGGTGATCGGCAGAGGGCACCGGATAAAGATCCTCGGCTTCCTCCTCGACGAACAGGAACCAGTTGACGCCGTTCCAGTACCGGGTGTCGGTCGCTTTCACGAACGGGATATCCTGTCCGACATGTTCGGCCGAGTTTACGACCTTGTTGCCAAGAAACTGGTTCCACTGCAGCGACGGAAGACCGCAATAGACCTGTCCATCCCACGGCACCTTGTCATCCTGCAGCGCCGAGCAAAGCATGAGGGCATTGGCGGCCGAGAATGCGGCAGCGGAAAAATCGAGAGAGCCGTCAACGGATGTTTTCGCGGCTGCCATCTTGGCGTAAATCTCGATATCGGTGGCGCGGCCGAGAGCGTTGGCGCCTGCCGAGTAGATGACTTCGCGCTCGTCCACCGTGGTGCGGTCTTCGTCGTATTCCTCGACCTCGTCGTAAGCGACCCAGGTTTCCAGAGGCACTTCGAATTTCTTGCGCTCGCCGTTGCCGGGGATGTTGCGCTGTCGGCGCGTCTTCTTGCGGGCGACGGACTTGCCGGCGAGCCAGAAAACACCTTTTTCGTTGTTTTCGATGCGCGTCGCCATCGTAACCGTCGGACGAAGGCGGTTGCCACGCTGCTGATAGATGTGCATGGCACGCTGGGCATACTGGGTGGTATTCCAGTTGTTGACGTTCTGCGTCATGGTTTGCTCCGATGCTGGTTTCGTTTGAACACCGGTTGGAGAGGCCGCATCGGAGCATCAGGGTCCGGTCATGCCGGAGAGGCCTTTGCTTTAGCAGGTCCGCCCGCTGTCTGAGCAAAGGCTAAGAGCTGTGAGGTGAGGTAAACCTGCAGGCCACAGAAAAGGCCGGGGAGACCCCGGCCTTTCTCAAAGACAAAATCCTGTATCGGTCACGGATAGAGCCGCCGAAAACCGTCGTCATACCGCTTGCGCAGATCAGGATCGTATCGCTTGTTCGGATCAGGATTATCGCGGTTCGCCGGATCGATGCGCGGGTCGGACGTGAGCTTTTTCAGGTCGGCCTCGGTCAACGCGCCTTCGCCGCCGCCCTGACCTTCCAGCCCGAAACCGCTGTCGTTGATCCGGGCAGAAAGCGCCTGCAGGATGGCATTGCCGGCGGCCGTGTCTGTCAGCCCCATAAACATGCCCTTGGCCTCGTCCGTGAGCTTTGCCGGCAGGTCCAGCTGTTCGATCAGCCCCTTGGCGAAGCTTTCCGACTGTTGCAGTGCCTTTCCGACGCCGGCCTTGTCGAGGCCGGTTGCTTCCTGGAAGGTGCGCAGCTCCGCGCCGGCATCGAACGGGGCGGAAAGGGCGCCGGCTTCTGCCAGCGGGCCGAACGTGTCGGACAGGAAGCCGGAGAACTGTTCTTGGCTGATCCCGTATTTGTGCGCGGCCTCGCGGGCGGAGGCGTAAAGCTTGTCTTCTTTCAGGTCGCCAAAGAACGGTGCCAGCTTTTCATTCGGCTCGAAGCTGTATTCATCGGGCGTTTTCGGCGCACTTGGCCGTTGTGCCAGGTCTTTGCGCAGCCCCTCGGCGCGTTTGTTGGCATCGGTGTAACCGCCGAGCAGCTTGCCCAGCGTTTCGTCCGCATCCGCGCCGGCGAATTCCTCCGGCAGGCCTTCCGGCGGTTTCCAGCCGCCACCGCCGGACGGATCGCCGCCGTCACCGCCATCGCCACCGGCGGCCGGGTCGCCGCCATCACCGCCGCCAAGGCCTTCGCCCTCGAAAACCACAAGCGGCAAGAACCGTCTCAGAAGATCATGCATTGCTTATCACCTCTCACACATCACGAGGCTTGATTGCCTCTTTTTCGCCCGCGCTGATATGCCGGGCGATATCGTGCGCGAGGGAATTCTGCCCCTCGCGAAACGCGCCATAGGTCGCCATCGTCGCCGGGTCCCATCCGGCTGTTGCCATGTAGACCGCACGCCGCAATGTCACATCGAACATTGCCTCAAGGGCCTTGCGGCCGTCCGGCGAATTGTAGAAACGCGCCCAGGCGGAAGCGATCGCGCGCTGATCCTCGGCGGCGCGCTTTTGCTTAAGATCGATATCTTTCTTGACCCTTTCGTTGGCCTGCTTAAACCAGTCCCAGCCCCCTTCGGATGCGCCGGAAATGATGCTCTCAATGTCCAGTGGCTGCATGTCATGTTCCTCCTGCGGCGCCGGCCGCCTGCGCGGCGATCGCGGCCGCCTGCATTTCCTGTTCTCGGGTATCCATTGCATCGCGTTCCTTGTCGGAAACCATCAGGGTTTCCGGCACGCCAAAATCGCGGCCGATCATCACCAGGGCCTGCTCAACGCGCGCGACGCGGTTGGAACGATCCGCCATGATCATCAGCACCATCTGCAGCCACTGAACGATTTTCTCTATGCGCTGCGCCTCGCGGGCAATTGCCAGCGGGCTTTTGATGCGCACGCGGATCAGCAGCTGGTCGATCGGAATTTCATCGGCGATCAGGCCGCGATTATAGGCAAGCTCCAGCACGCGTTTGACCGCAGGGATGGTGACTTCCTTCACCAGTCGCCCGTAAGCGCCAAGATGATCGGAGGCGAGCCGTTTGACCCGCTCAAGGATCTCGGTTGCCGAGCGCACGGCCGCCCCCTCGGCTGGCAGGCTCTGGTCCATCATGGTCGCCTTAACGCCCATGCGCATGTCGTTCAAAACCATGTCGGAAAGGTCAAGGCGTGGATCGGGGAAACGCTGAACCGATGGGCCAAGCGATCCGCCATTGCGCGCGACCTTCCAGAAAGACCCCGGCGCTTGCGTTGCGAGGTCCGGGTTGAACACGCCGTCATCAACGGCGGTATAGATGCCGAGCATGGTGATTGCCGCTGCCTGAAGCTGCAGCCGCGCCGTGGTGTTGAGCGTCTTGATTGTCGGCATGGCCAGCATGACCGGGCCGCGCCCGTAGGTCTCGCCCGGCACGCGGAAATAGCGCGGCACAAGCCAGGGGCATGTGCGGCTTTTTGCCTGGTGCAGTCGGCCGTCCTGCTGTTTGCACCACACGGTCATCACCCATTGCCCTTTGCGGGCGTCGTGGATCGTGTCCTGGTAGACCTCGATTTCCTTTTCGGGGTCCTGTTTTAGCATTTCCTGCAGTTCTTCGCCGAGTTTGGCGCGTGGCCAGGTATCCTTGATCACCCGGAGCGACATTTTTCGCGTCCAGAAAATGCCGGAAATGCGGTTGCGCGGGCCGTTTTCGAGCAGGATTTCATCGACCGGTACGCTCATCGGCTCCCAGAGCTTGTCCGGGGCCGTGCTGCTGTCCATCAGGATTGCGCCGGTTCCGGCCGAAAGCTCCAGCGCCATTTCATGAAACGACATATCCCAGTCGCCATCATCGAAGAAGGCCCCGGCAACGCTGGCGATCGGGGCAAGTTGTTTGGCAAAATCGTCGCGTTCGGCCTGGTTGACGATCACCGGCCCCGGTTCAAGCTGGAAGTTGTCTTGTCCCGCCGGCCAGAAATCCTGTTGCAGCTTGCCGGCAAAGCGGAATGCGCTGTCGATCGCGGTATGATCGAAAACCTGATCGACGCGTTTTTCCCCGCGTGATCGGCCGTTGCGCTGGCTGTTGGCCGATTTTCGGAACGGGATGGCGTACTGGTAGGCCTCATCCAGCAGCGGCTGGAATTCGTCGCGCTCGCGCTGGGCGGCATTGCGCCGCTGTTTGAGCCGGGTTGTTTCGCTCATCAGGCGCCGCCAAGCTTGTCAACGCCGTTGCCGGAAAGGAAGGTCAGAAGGCGACTGCCTGTCTTGCGTCCGGCCTTACCGCCGGTCGCCTGGTCAACTTCAGCCTGTTGCCGCGCCAGATCGGCCAACTGGCGTCTCTGGTTGCTCTCCTGCTGTCTGCGAAGATCGCCCGCACCGCTTTTCCCGCCGAATAATCCGCCCATCTCTCTGCCAAAGCTCCGTGTTGTTCCAGTGCTCGACGAAACGAAAGCCGCAGAGGCGGGCAAGCCGCCGTCCGGCATCCGTTGCGCAAAACGTCACGATGGCAGGGTAGGGCGCGGCATCTAGCGTCAACCGGCCGTGGCGGACGATAAGCCCCATGTGGCGGGCGCATTCCGGGCGGACGGAAAACCACGCTTCAGCCCAGCCGTCATTGGGATAAATCCCGAAAAGGCAGATCGGTTTGCCATCCTCCCGCAGAACATGGGTTTCCCCGTGCGACCACATCTGTTTGGCAATTGCCCAGTGAATTTGCGTATGGGCATCGGCCATGTCGGCCATGTCGAAAATCGTCGCAGGTGTTTCAATTTCAAGCGTGGTCATCTGCCGACAAGCCCCACCTTGTGCGGATCGAAGCCGCCACCCCCACCCCAGGGGGACGAATTCCCCCGTTGCGTTCGGCCGAAGCGGTCGCCCTGGCTGGAAGGTCGCGCGGCATCGGCCGCGCCGCGAATGGCGCCGGTGCGGCCGCGAAAGCCGAGCACGAGATATTGCAGGCCATCATGAATATCGGACCACGGATGGCCTTTATCGGGCTTTTCCTCGTAATCCGTCGAGGCGGTTTCCACGCGTTTTTTGTACCGGTATTTGCCTTCGAAACCCTCCAGCAGCAGCGGGCACTTTTCGGGATCGATCAGCAAATGCGTGTCCGGCTCCAGATAACCACGGATCTCTGCCTTGACCGCATCGAGCCGCATGCCAAGCTCGTTCGAACCGCCTGCGGGAATGAGGATCGGCAGGCCGAGAATGACGGCAAGTGTTTCCATGGCTGAAAGCTGGCCGCCTTCCTGGTCGGCGCCGTGCTCTGCCGCCGGGTCCACCCAAATGCGAATTTTGCTGGCGTTTGAATAGTCTTCGGAAATCTTCTGTTTCAGCGCCTCGCCAAAACGCGCCGCGCCGACGCCGTGCCCGAGATAAAGTTCATCGGCAACAATAATCCGGCCGGGGGCGCGTGTCTGGCCAAGGACGCAGGCAGGATTGAGGGTGTTCATCGAAATATCGATACCGATGCCAAGCGTCAGTTTCGGGTCCGTCATGATCCGCATGCGCGCCACATTCCGCCGCCGGTCGAAGCCCTCATAGACCGGCTTGCCGGCGCGGGAATAGCCAAACTCGTTATCGACCATCCGCCGCACAAACCAGTCCTCCTGGTTGCGCACGATGCGGTCGTAATAGTCCGCCTCAAGGTTGAAGCGGTTTTCGGCGTCGTCGGATCGGCCGGACGGTTGCTGAAACAGGTATCTGTCCGGCGTCCGGTTTTTGATTAGGTCGCGATAGGTCCAGCTATCGACCGTCGGCGCGTTCATGTCGCCGATCACCATGCGCTGGCGCTGGCCGCTGACAAGCTTGCGGCCCAGTTTTCGGCTAAGGTCCTCGATCTCGTCCACTGTCAGCAGGTTTTTCGACGCCGGATAGCGGCCGACGCGCTGCTCCATATCGGCCAGCGACCCATCTGCATGCGTGTCGATTTCGTTCAGCCATCCGCCAGAATATTCCCGGCCTTTCATCATGGTTTCAATCGAGTTTTCGCCAAGGCCGGCGAATTCCGTGATCACTTCTACGCGGATGCCATCGGCAGCCATAAAGCGCAGCGTATGCGTCACCGGCCGGTCATTTCCGCCTGCCCATGACGAACCCGGATACCCTTTTGGAAACCATTGTTTCCAGCTCTCCAGCACGGTCTTTTCCGCCGATCGGAATGTGTCGCGGAGAACCACCCAGCGGCACATGCGTGTCGGCTTGTTATCGTCGGGGTGCCAGGCAATCGGGGCTTTTGTGGCGGCATAGATGCGCTTGAAAACGCAAGCCGTCGTCTTTCCGCCGCCAAGCGGCCCCATGATCACCGTCGTTAGCAGGTCCGACTTGATGAATGTCTGCGCAACCGGGCCGGGCGGCGTATAACTGAACGGCGAAAATTTCTCGTCGATCTCGTACTTGGCAACGAGGGCGCGCACCTCCTGCGTTTCATGTCGCTTGAGATCATCGCGTGTAATACTGCCGATCGTGCCGCTCATGCGCGCGCCCTCACAATGCAGGAACCAGTCGGCGCGCATGCGCGCGCGCCGACACCGGATAAGTCACCTGAAGGCCGGAGGCCGTAAGGTGTCCTTTCAATCATCGTCAGTTGGGCATTCTGTTGACCGTATGAAGGGCAAGGACCATCCATCCCCCGACCCCGGCAGAAGCGGGAAGGGCGCCGGCGCGCTCTTGATGATCCCCCGCACCCCCATGGTTCCCGTCTGAACGCAGCGCAGCGTCCAGATTGACCGGTTCCCGGATCACTCACACCCGATTGCTTAAATCGGGATCGGTGCGCAAGCGCCTCCCCCCTCGGGGCGGGGGTGCCCCCCTTTCGGGGAAAGGCCCCGGCGGCGGCGGCGATCCGGCGGCAAAAAATCTGGCGGGCGAGGGGCAGGGGGCAGGGGGCAGTGCCGCCCGTGGCCGATCGTCCGGCCCGGCGCTGCCACTGATATCTGATCAGTTGCCGATTGAATGATTTCAATGCCTTATGCGCCGTGTGACCGTTGCGCCCAAAAGTCACAAATGCGTCAATCGTCCATGTCATTGTTTTTGTTTACCTTTTCTTCAATGAGCGGCTGACCGACTGACAGGCCCTTTTGCTCGGCCAACTGCCGCGCCTGGTCGAGCTGGTTGGTGCCGAGATGGAGGAACAGGGCGGGCAGCATTTCCTCAAGCTGCTGGGGCATGCTCATGATCTTGGCATGGAGGTAGGGCGCAAGCTGCACCCGCATGGCGTTCTGGTCCTGCATCACCTGCCAGAGGCTCGGCGGCTTGGCCGGCTGGCGCTCGCATATCCAGGCATGCAGCTGCTCGGCCGGCATCGTCACATACTGCATCAGCGCTTCGACCGGATCGGCATAGCCTTTCTCCTCCTGCAGGGCGAGAAGGTCGCGCGATCGCTTGTTTGTCGCGCCTTTCGGCCGGCCGGGCTTGCGTCTGGGCTTGGCCTTGCGGTCGCGCTCCAGCCGTTCGGCCTCGCGCCGCTCCCAGCTGGCGCCGGCATCGGCAAACTCACCCCAATCCATATTTTCAGTTTCTTCGGATTGTTTATTCATGGCCCTGCCTTTCGACTGTCTAGAGACTGTCTAAACGCTGTCTTATGAATAACGTAATAAATACAATACGTTATATATAAATTAGACAATTAGACAGTTAGACAGTCATTCTCTACACATGCGCGCGCGTGTGTGCGTATGTACGAGACAAAACGCTGTCTAATTGTCTAATTGTCTTGTGGTTCTGATTTTGCATTTCAAAACAATGCCTTGGAGGCGCAAAATCCGTAGACAGTAGCAAGACAGTGCTAGACAGTTTGTCTGTCTTGCCACACGCATGAGTGCACCATACGCCCGCGCACGAACGGTCAACCGCGCGATTTATTGCAATTCGACGGGTCCGGGTGGGGGATTTCGGGTGCAAAATGACGCAATCGGGCGGCGCTCTGCATCCATGGCGCGATTTTTTGTGAAAAATGTAGTTGACTTGCGAAACAGTAAGTCCTAAATATAGGACATGAACGGAAGGGGGTTGGCCCCGCCGAAACTGGGTAGGAGACCCGAAATGACCAAAATCATCGAAACCGCTGAAGAAGCCCGCACTCACATCCTTGAGGCCATCGAATTTGCCGGCCGCGAGGAAGTTCTCGAAGCTGTCGTCCAGTTCAACAACACCACCGAAAACGATATTGATGACAAGGGGGATGTGTGGGTATGCAATCCGCAGTCCGGCCATTGGTTGGATGAAGATCGCTTGGTCGAGTTTGCAAAGTTCCTGGCCTAACGATGAGTAACAAGCTCCTGAAAGACGCTGGCGAGGTTCTCTATGGTCCTCGTTGGCAGTCCGATTTAGCCAAAGATCTGGGTGTCTCTGATCGAACAATTCGGCGCTGGGTTTCCGGCGCTGATGATGTGCCTCAAGGTGTTGCGCTTGACCTTTGGCGTATCTGCCTCGAACGATCTGCGGATCTTGATGACGTGATAGTGCGGCTGAAAGTGGCGAGTACGCCAAGTTAAAGTGCAACATCAAAGCGCTCCGTATGCCTTGAGGTCGACAAACAAACACCGCACCTGCCGGCCGGCAATGGTGACGCGGTTATCCTCGCGCCCGCTGCCATCGTCGATGCCGCGCTTCACGATGTGCGACGGCGCGCGGCGCAGCGCCCATTTCCACGATCCGTTGCCGCCACGGTCGCCGAATGGCGTATCCAGCAGCGCACGGCCAATCTTCTTCGAACTGTTGGGAATGGCGAGGATAAGCCCGCTCTTGACGCTGCCATAAAGCCCGAGATCCGCATGGCCCAGCTTGCGCCGTGTTTCCTCGAAGGCGGACGCCGGCCCGCCGCCCATGGGGTCGCTGCTGCGGCCCTGCTTCAGATCGTCAAGCACCTCGGAAACCGTGTTCCGCACACCGCCGGAATAGGCATCGATCTCGCTTGTCAGAATAAGGTCGATCGCCTGGCGCCAGGTCTCGCCCGCGCCTTCCAGCTCAGGCATGGCCTCGGCCTGCAGCCATTCGCCCCAGCGGTGCAGGTCGCCGCCCTGTTCGCTCGGCATCCCCAGCGCATGCAATCCGTCATCGCCGATCAGCGTATGCGCCAGCGCCAGAAACGTGCCATAGGTCTTCTGCCCACGGCTGTTGTGCCCGGCCTCGCGCAACACGGCATAATACTGGTCCAGCTTGTAATCGAGGTCGCCCCAGCCATCCGCAAGGATCCGCAACAGGCGCGGTCCCACGGTCTCGGCTGCCGGCAGCGTCGGCGCCTTGTTGCTGGTCACCTTCAGCGGCATCATTTCCACGATCACAAGCCGCGTAAGGTTTGCCGGTGGAATGGGCGGGGGATTGATCCCCGAGAATGCGAAACTCGATTGCGCCTGAAATTCCACGCCCTTGTGGTTCTGCCCGCCACGGATGCGCACCGATCCCGAAGCCGCATCACGCGCCATCTTGATCACCTTCTGCGCCTGGTCCTGCCCGTCTTCGCCTTCAAGTTCGTCGATCGCGATCGGCACGCTGTCATGGCCGACAAGCTGGTAAAGCCCGGCCTCGCTGGCGTTCGTCGTGGCCACCATCATCTTGCCCAGCACTGAACGGATCAGCCCGTTCTTGCCGAAAAGCTCGGATTTGCCTGTTCCGGCATCGCCGACCATGAAAATCGACGGCCGCCAGTCCAGCGCCCCGCCCAGCATGGCCACGCCGAGCCAGCCGATCAGAAACATCACATCCACATCGCCGCGCGCGAAATTCCACGTCCGCAATATCTCGAAAAGCGTGGTCGCCGGATTGTCCTTCTGCTGAACAGGTTCGGCCCATGGCGTAAAGCTCGCCGGCCGGCGCGGATAGAAATAGCCGTCATATTCGCCGGTATCTTCCAGCTGTCCCTCGATCCACATGGCATCGCCGCAATGGATCATCAGCCCGCCCTGGTCATCGCGCCAGGCGCCGCGCCCGCGCACGGTGTCGCTCATGCTCCATGCGCCGCGCGCCCGGCAGGCGGCAAAAAGATCGCGCCGCACGCGCTCGCTCTTGAAGCCGGGGTCGGCCGCCATCTTTTTCGGTTCCTTGGCAGGCCACGCCCAGTAAAGAAAATCCTCATGCCCGGCGAAAAGGATCTGCATCCGCTCGACGCCAAGACGGCCTGCAGCGGCAGAGTTGAAAACCTGCCCCATCGTATCGACGAAATAAAACGCCTCTCCTTCATAGCCGAGCGGGCGCACCGGGCATGCCTTTGGCAGAAAACCGGTGTCATCGATCTCGCCTTTTTCCGGCCATTCTCCCGGCGGAATGCCGTTCCATGGCTGGCCGGGCAGCGGATAAACCGCATCGCGCCGCTTTGCCTCCAGCTTGGCGCGCTGCCCGGCCGCCGCAATCAGACCGCCGACGCGTTTCGCGCCGCCGTTCTGGCCGCCGTCTTGCGTGTTGTCCTGCTCTTGCATTGCAATTTACCTGTGGAAAACTTTTCTTCACCCGCAAAAGCCGGTCTGAAACCGGCTTCAGGTTGACAATTGACCGCTCAGTTTCGCGGAGCCTTGCGCCGGCTTTTGCCCTTTGCGGCCGTTTTGCGGGTCGTGGGCGGCGTTTTCACAGTCTTGCCAGCACCTGCAGCCGCGCCATCCGGTTCGCCCTGCTGTCCGTTCCCGTCGCCTGCAGCGGGCGGATCACCATCGCCCGGAACCACCGGTGCACCCTGCGGTGCTCCGCCTGCTTCCGGTTCCGCGTTCGTGCCAGCTTGCGGCTGTTGATTTGCTGTTTCTTCTTCACTGGTCGCTCCAAGGTTGATCGGCTGCATCTGCGCCCCGCCCTCATGCGCGACGATCGCCGGCGGCATTTCGGTGGCAGGGGCTTTCGGTTTGGAAAGTTTTTTGAGGAAATCCAGCGCATGCGGCTCCATTTCGCCCATGCTGCCGATCGGCTCAAAAATCGTGTCTTCGATCTTCGGCGGCGTCGGCGCCTTTAGGGCTTCCATTGCGGCACGGGTGGTCAGCGCATCGCGCTGTTTGTTCATCCGGTCGTATTGCGCCATAAATACCTGCGCAAAGGTCAGGAATGCCCATTGCCGCGAGATCTCGACATCGGCAAAAAGGTGGCTCTCTGGCACGCCTTCCTGCAGTGTCGGTCTCGCTTCGCCTGGAGTATGAGCGACGAGGCTGTATTTCAGTCTCAGCCAAAGCTGTTCGCCATAGGCCGTCTTTTTCTGGCAGTAGTGTCCCATCTGCCAGATCACCGTCGCCAGCGCATCGCCCTCAAGGCCGGTTCCGGCCCAGTCATAACCTTCCGTCTCGTTCAGCATGCCGTAAAGCTGGCTTGCAGCCGCATGGGCCACAGCGGCCGCCGCCTCAACGAGGTCGAGTTCCATGATATCGAGTTTCACCACGTTCTCCTTTGATAAGCATCGTTGACGTCCTTCCCCCAGCTCGCCGGCATGGAAACCACTTCCACCGGCTTGCCGAAGCCTTTGATCCGCGCCACCGCGCGGCGAAACAGGTCCTGCGCCTGGCGCTTGCCCCAGTCATTGTCCTGGAAGATGATGAAGCCGCTCGCAGCCGCGTGGTCGGGCATATGTAAAAGCCCGGACAGCGAGCCGGTTGCCCACATGCGCATATCTGGTGCGGCAATCGCGGCGGAATAGCCATCCTCACAGCCCTCGACGATGCCGACCAGCTCGCAAACGCCCTCACGCGCGGCCTGCTCCGCGCCGATCCCGGCCGCGCCATTGGTCAGCCGGATCACAAGCCCGCTGGTTTCGGGAAACATCAGCTTGGCCTTGAACACATCGGCCTTGCCGCTGCCGTCGGCGCGCAGGAAGGTGTAATGGTTCGCCGCCACCTTGCCGCCGGCCGTCACCATGGCGTGCACCATGGCCGGCATCAGCGGCCGTTCGTCTTCCATCCAGTATTCGCAGTCATGGCGATACCGGATCGCGTGCCCGAGTGCGGGAATGGCGGAAAGGGCAATGCCACGGCTTTGCAGATAGGTCTCCACCGGCGTGCCGGCCACGGTCTCGCTGCAGGCATAGAAAAACTTGCGCGCCCGGTTGATATTGTTTTCCCGCCGGGTCTTTTCCTTCGCCTCGGCCGCCAGCCGCCGGCTCTTGCCCTCGGCCTCCATCCGCCGCTTGCGCGCCGGGTCCATGTCCTTCAGGCCGTAGCGTTCTTCCAGCCATTCCACCGCCGCCATGCGGCTGTCATCGCTCACCGCACCGGCCAGCGCATAGGCCACCAGGTCAATTGCATCGCCCTTGTCGCCGGAAACGAAATCCTTGAACGCGCCGCGCCGGTTGCCCGTCAGCCACACGCACATCTGCTCCGGCTTCGCCTTGGCCCGATAGGGATTGACGATGTTCCAAAGCCCGGTGCGCTTGTGGCGCCGGCTGGCGCGGTAAAGCTCCTCGACGATGCTTTCCAGATCGTCGATCGCACGGTCCTTGGCGACGGAAAAGCGGCTCATTTGGCTTTACGCCTCCGGCCGCTGGTGAATGCCGGCAGCGGGTCGGCCAGGCGCAATGTCTGCCCCCCCCCAGCAAACAGGCAATCATCCTGCTCGGTCAGCATGCCCTTGCCGGCAAGGCTCGTAACCGTCTCCGCCTTCACATGCTTGCCGTCTGGAATGGAAAAATACACATAGCCATTGCCCAGCCGGATCGCTGTTTCGCTGTCGGAAGCCATGCGCGCGATAATCGACTTCTTGGACTGCAGACGCTCGACGAGGCGTTTTTCGGCTGCGGAAAGATGCGGCGTCTCAGTCATCGCAGCCATCCTTCACAACCATGTCATTGAGTATCATCAGACCGGCGAACCTGCTCGCCACCTCCGTCGCTTCCGGTGTGAGCGGGGCGCACTTCAGCAGCTTGTTGCCTGCGAAAATCGTGATGATGTTTTCGGGGATGCGATCGTCTTTATGGATCGCAACACCCTTGAAGCTGTAGGGTAGCGATCCGTCGAGATCTCTCCGCAGATAGGATTTCTCGACGATCGGGAGGTGGCTGATCAGATCCGTGTGCGGTGATATGCGAATGCAGATAGATCGCTCGAGCATCTTGGCTGCGGCATCTGTGAAGTACTGTTCCAGCGTCGGAAGCGATATCGTCGCGTCGGATCTCGGCGCCGAGCCGAGCGCCTTTGTCCAAGCATCCTCGAGCGTGGATCTGTATCGCTGGGCGATTATGGTGCGGATCAGGTCTTCCCCGGCGCTCATATGATCTCTCCCGTCATCACCGCCTCAATCCGCGCCAGCGCGCGGTCAAAGGCCATGTCCTCGCGGGCCTTTTCCACCCGGCGAAGATGTTTCGAAATATTCTGCTTTGTGCAGCCGCACAGCGTGGCCGCGTCTGTCTGGTTCAGGTTGCAGCCGGTCACCAGCAGATAGATCTCGACCGCCTTTTTCCGGGGCTGCAGCTCCGGCATGAAGGAAACGGCAAGGCGTATGGATCGAAGCGCCGTTCCGCCGGCGCGCAGCATCAGCCGGTCAGTCATCGGGGAACACCCCTTCCGCCCCGCGCCGCCGCGCCTCGATCGTGCGCAGCGCAAACCGCAAGGCGGTAATCTGTGCCGGAAAGGCGCGCTTCTCCCGCCTGATCCGCCGCCATGTCTCGCGTGAAATCCCGGCCGTATCCGCCAGCTCGGAATGATGCACGTCCATGACCTGCCGCCGCGTCTCGATGGTAGAGAGCGCATCAGCCTGGTCGGGCCGGTAAAGATTTCGCTTCGTCATCTCGCCACCTGGTCAAAGGCGGCCCTACGCACAACAAAAAGGCCTTGGTGATTGGGCTAAAGTTCGGAATTGACTGACTTAGAAAGGCGCTCGAAAACAGCGATAAAAATCGCCTTCTGCCGCTCATCAAATCCGGTTGAAATAATGTCTACGGCGTCGTCCAGGAGCGCTCCGTCATGAAGACGGCTTGTCAGCTCTTTCCAAAGCTCGAGCGCAAAGCCCGCGTCTTCACTCATAGCGTCAAGAATGCTTTCGGCGTCGATGTCTGCCATCAGCTTCGTACTCATGCCTGCGCCTCCAACTTCAGTTTCAGTTCCGCCGCGCGCTGCCAGTTGCAAAGCGCGGCCGCTATCCCGCCGGTCGAACTTGATCTGATCCCGGCCAGAATGATGAACGTGCCGTTCCAGCTGTCGCGCGTCTTCGCGCCTTCCTCGGCGCCAAGCTTTTCCAGCGCCGCCACTGCCGCCGTGCGATGCGCAGCCACGCTGGCGTGATATTGCGCCCATGGCTCGACCGCGATTGCCGGTATCTCCGCCCGCAGCCCCGCCACCACGCCAATCAACCGCCGCAATTCGTCCTGGTCGTGCGCCGTCTTCATTGCGGCCCCGCTATGGAAATCTGGTTTTTGGAAAGCCCGCGATTATAGGTTTCGCAGATGGCGCGGGCGAGCGCCGTGGGCGCAGAACCGCCGGAAAGTTTTTTGATCGTCTCGGCGGCCGTCGAGAGGCTGCGACGGTCGAGGTCGGAAAGCACCGTCTTCATGCGCTCGGCCGAGATCGCTTCTTTGTTCTTGTGAAAGATCATCGAAAGTGCGCTGATGAAAATGCCCTTCAGCGCATTGGCATCGCTGGGCCACGCTTGTGAAATCGTCCTGCAGGCGGCCGTTGTCGCGCCTTCGCCATAATATTTGATGGCGCGCTGAACGGAGGAGACGGCATTGGTCCGGTTGGCTTTCAGCGGCGCGCCGGGATAGGGCACGATCTCGCATCCGGCCTCCTCGAGCACGGCGCAAATCTGCATCATCCCGGCTTCGCCAGCCTCGAGACCGGCATAATAGCGCTCGACAGGCATGACGGCCGTGCGGTTCATGTTCACGCCGAGAAAGGCGCCGGCCTCCTCGCGCTTGTCGGAAAGACGAACCACGGCGGCAGGCACTTCATTGACATGCGGATGCGCTCTGGCGGCCGCAACACGGTGCTGCCCGTCAAAAACGGCATAATTGCCATCGGCCTGTTCTGCCAGATTGACCGGCTGAAACTTCGACCAGTCGAACTCACGCAGAATTTGCGTCACCCGGCGCGGCTTGATTTCGCGCTGGTAATTGTTGTCAACAATGATCTTGTCGACGGGAACCCAAAGCAATTCGGGCTTTTGCCCGATATCAGGATTGAATTTCTCAGTCATCACCGCTCACCCCGCGCAAAAAGTGCCCTCAGATCGTCCACATCGGCGCGTTTGCCGTGCGTCACCGTGCCGGCCAGCATCATCTGGCCGGTGGCGGCGCTGTAGCTGTGGCCGGTAAGTTCGACGCCGCCGGCGGAAAGGGCGGCGGATATGCGGTTCATCACGGCCAGCTGGTCGCGGTAGACCGCGCGCACGGCGGCCGGGCCTTCCGCCCGCGCATCCGCCGGCACAATGCCACGGAGCCTGATTGTCGCGCCGGCGAAACTCATAACCGACACCCCGAAAGCAGCGCGACGGCCAGCAGCGCGGCCATGCCGGCACAAAGCAGCACGCCGCCGATGGCATGGCGCACAAGCGCGCCCTGCAGCCGATCCCGATCCGCCCGGATCGCCGAAACCCTGCGCGTGGCAGCCCGTTCCATCTCGTCGCGATGCTTCATGCCGCACCGCCTTTCTCAGCGCGGGCGCGGCGATCGATTTCTGCACGCGCTTTCTCGCTGAGATATTCGAGCGCTTCAGCCCAGGCGCCTTGACACCAGTCTCGACACGCTTCCTTGAAGTCGTAGACGTCATCGATGTCATCCATTGCGATGGAAACAAAAAGGTCCATCGTGCAAGGGCGTCCGTCGCTTTTATTCTCGGCAGGCCACTGTTCAGGCAAATGGGGGCGTCCGACCCAATTCAAGAGGTGCCGTGCGGCCTCATCAACCGTCGCCTCGTCCTGCTCGGATAGTTCACGACCGGCGAGCATTTCTGTCTCGATAGCGACAATCAATTCACCGCTGGTTTCGACGGCAATGCGCCAATGCTTATGCGGTTTTGTGTCAGTCATGCCGCACCGCCTTTCCGGCGCGCAATCTCGCGGTCGAGATACCACCGCGCCTTCTCAAGATCCTCGATCGCATTGCCCTTCAGGTCGGCGCGCCAGATGTATTTCACCGCATTGCCGAGGTTGAACCCCATATGCTCGGTGATCTGGATGCACTCGATGCCGGAAGGATGTTCGGTGTAATGCTTCGGATGGTTGACCGGATCGGGATCGGCCGCAGTTTTCCGCATGGCCAGAGATCGCTTTAAATCATTCTTGGCCCGGCATGCCTGACAGATCGTTGGGCCGGAAATGAAGTAAGTGGCGAATGGCCTGCCGCACTGGCGGCAGAGTTTGGGAGGTGTTGACATCACCGTTTCCTCCCTCTGCCGCGCGTGTCATTGCCATTGGCGCGGCCGATCAGAAGGCCGATGCCGCCGGACACGGTGAAGAACACAAACACGAGGGCGAGAAGCCCGATCACGATCCAGCTCATGATCCCGTCCTTTCCCGCTGCGCTGTTTGCGGTCTGTGGCGCAGCGCCTTGAGCGCGTTTTCAAGCTCCTGCTTTGTGAGAGCGGGGGCGGCGGTCGTCTCGATTGTGAGGCAGATAAAATCGTGAGAAACATCGGCGCGCACCACGCGCGCGCCGCCGGCATCGTCATCCTGCCGGCATCTTTCAATGCTGTCCCATAGACTTTCCAGAACTCTATCGACGGCTTGATCGAATTTGTAGCTGTCAAAGCTATCCATGACTTTCCATCGGCTCATGACCCCGTCCTTTCCATCTCCTCGAATTGATCTGGAAAAACCATACGGATCAGGCGCACCATGCTCGGGTTCAGCCGCGAATTATGCTTGATGCCGCGATAGATTGTGTTCTCGGGAATGCCTGCAGCGCGGGCGAGGTCGGATTTCCGCATACCCTTGTCTTCACGCCACTTGTCCACGGTTTTCCATGTGAGAGGCATTTTTTCCTCACTTCTCCATTGATTAATTGTGACTTAATGTGATTTGGTGCATCACGTCAAGTGACAATCAACAAACTGCAATCAAGGCGTTTCCCACATATGTTGTGCGTTGTGGAAAACGTTCGGCAAAAACATCTGGACTGGGTTCGCTTCATTCTTGGGCACAAGAGATGGAGCCAGACGCGGCTGGCCAAGGAGGCCGGCCTCGATCCGTCAACCCTGTCCAGGTTTTTGAAGGACGAACCCGATAACACCCGGATGCTGAACAGCTACTCGATAGAGAATATCGAGCGGGTGTCCGGCATACCGGCTTTCGAAACATCCCTGCCGGTTCTGCCGCGCGGCCTCGGCGAAAAGGAAAGTGAACCTTTCGACGCCGAGCCGCTTTCAAGCGTCAGCGGCGCGGTTGCTGCCATAAAGCAGGGCCGTAACGGCGTTGATCCGTGGGTGTTGCGTTCGCGATGCCTCGAAACGGCCGGATATATGCCGGGCGATATCGTCATCATCGATCTCGGCGCCACACCCCGCCCGGGTGATGTGGTCTGCGCGCAGGTCTATGACAATTCCGGCCGGGCCGAGACCGTCATGCGGATATTCGAATACCCCTTCCTCGTTGCTGCCAGTATGGACGCGCGGCTGTTCAAGCCTCTGCTCGTCGATAACGAGCGCGTTGTGGTGCGCGGTGTCGTCATCGCTTCCATTCGCGAGCGCGCGGCAGCCTGATCCAGCTCCCCTGAAAATCTGATCTTTGCGTGGCGCAGTGCGTCACGGTCAGTCACAATAAATCAAAATCCATGGATTAATTGTTGACAACCTGTCAATTTAGTCACAGCATGTCACACATAGCAGTGATTTGGATTGGAGGTTGCGATGCCGATCACACACCACACCATGGAAGCGAGCGCCGTTGCCGAATGCCTCGGCGTTTCGCGCTCCGTTTTCCTGCGCCGCCGTGATGCGCTTGAGCGTGAGTATGGCTTTCCGCCGCCGCTGCCGCTGGCCCGGCCGCTGCGCTGGCAGCAGGCCGCGGTTGAAAAATGGCTGGAAGGCTATGCCGATGCCGGCCGCAAGCGCACGGCCGCAACCGTGCGCGAAACCGTCATCGAAAACGACCGCGCCCGGCTGATGGCAAAATATGCCCGCCCGGCCAACGAAAACGGGGTGGCGGCATGAGCATTCATTACGACATCGAAACCACGGTTGCGCAGCTGCGCACCGCGCTGAACGAACGAAAGGCGCCGGGCGAACACGCCACGAAGGGCACGCATGTGCGCTTCCGAAACCCCGAAGCGATCATCGCTGTGCAGGAGATGTTCATGCGCGAGCTGAACCGCGCAACGCCGAAGGAAGACATTATCGAGGCTGTCATTGAAATGACGGTCGATCATCTGACCTCGTTGCTCGGCGGCAATCGTGAGGCGCTGTCCGCGCTGGCGGAACCGTTCGCCGTCGCCTTTATCGACCGGTTGTTGGACGCAGCCGGCGGCGAGGGTGTGCGCAGCAAATCCTATCCGATGGTTTTTGAACATGGAGGCCACGCATGAACGCCGCCGCCGTCAGCATGTTCGACAAGCCGGCCGTCGCCGCGCCGAAACGGGCGTTGACGGCCGGCCAGCGCAAGGCGCTGCAGGCCGTCGGCCAGTTCCGCCACCATCGCCAGACCTTTTCCGGCGGCTGGTATATCGGAAACCGTTATTGTCAGCGCGGCACAGTTTCCGCCCTGATGAAGGAAGGCCTTGTGCGCCGGGCGAAAAATCCGGGCAGAGGCAAGGGCTACCGGCTGGAACTGACCATGGCCGGGCAGATCGTTCTGGAAAGGCTCGGATCATGACCGAGATCGTATCAGATGCGACAACGCTTGCCGTGATCAGGCTGCGCGGCCTTGCCATGAAGGACATTCACGACACCGCGCGCGCTGCCATGGCGGACCTCATTGAAGGCATCGCGTGCACCGCGCCGGACTATGAAGGGCTGGACGAGCTGCGGCAGGAAATGCAGGCGGCGCAGAATGCGCTGGCCGATTTCTGCGCCTCGGCCCAGGCGGCCGGCATAGAGCTTGCCACCGGTCATTCAGTCCGGCGCCATTTCCCAAAGAAGCCGGCAAACGGCCACACCGATCAGGCGGCCCTGTAACCTGCGTATGCACCGCCGAAGATCATAAAAACGCGGCCCGGTCTCCTGTCCCCTCCGGTTCCGGTCCGCACGCGCCGCAAGTCCTCCCAACCACGCGCGGCGCCCCCTGCGCCGGCGGCATGGCACTCCTTACATGTCGCCGGCGCTTTTTCCTTCAACGATGGAGAATTAGTATGGAATTCAGAGAAACCATGTGGGCGCAACAGGCTCCCGATATCTACACCGGACCCAACTGCGACCAGCATCGGCCGCGCTGGGTTGTCTCTGCCGAAGGCGACATGGACGGCAAAAGCCCCATCGGGGAAACCCTTGATCTTTCCGCCAAGACCTTCCCTCCCGGCACCAAGGTCACGGTCCAGGAGCCGGAATGCCCGCGCTGCCATGAAGTACCCTCCCTTATGGATATGCCGGGTCAGTCTGGCCAATGGGAGTGCGGCTGTGATTTCGATTGGAAGGGCTGGGCGGATGAGCAATTCTCTTGATTTTACAAAGAAGGAACTCGCCAGCCGAGATGAATGGGTGCGCGCCGCCGATCGCGCCCGGCAATATCTGCGAGAGGGCGACCGCATCACCTACACTGCGTGCCCGGGCACAAAGCGGTGGGGTGTCTTTGTGGGTTTTGATGGCAACTGGATCGTTACCAAAAGCCGTTCGGACGTTTCCGCTCGGGGCATCACCAGGGTCAACGGTCGGCGCGTGGACTTCACCGATAAGGGCGTCTGTGACGTCTGTGCCCATAACAGTATGGGCCGGTGGAATGGCTCGATCAATACGCACCGATGGTCAGGCAAGGCATGTCACGCCATTGGCTGCCCCTATGGCTACAGCCACGCCCTCGACGAAGGCGACGATATCCCATTTTGAGCCTCAAGGATCCCGTCATGCGTAAAACCGATCCCAAGATAAAATATGTTTCATGGCGCAATGGCCGTCCGCGCTTTACGCCGGGGCCGAAGCTGCGGCAGCAGGGCTATAAGGCCGAAGACCTGGTAAACGATGCCGGCGAATGGATGACGGCCGGCGAGGCGCTGGACTGGTCGCGCCGGTTTGCCGAAAGCCTCGCCGCCGCCCGCAAGGCCCGTCCGCGCCGCAAGCAGGCCGCCACGCCGCCGCCAAAGCCTGTCAGCTATTACACGGTTGCCGAACTGTTGAAGGACTACGCCACCTCGCAGGCCTTCCGCGATCTGCAGCCGCGCACACAGAAAGACTATCTCACGAAAATCCGCTCCATCGAGCGGCATCTGAAAGACGCCTGGGCGGCCGAAGCCGAAGCGCTGACACAGCCGATCTGTTTCGGCATGTATGACGAGCTGCGCGGCAAGACCGGCCTGCACACCGCCAACGCGGCGATGCGCCTTTTGGGTATTGCCTATAGCTGGGGCATGTCGCGCGGCAAGCTGCCGGCCGTCGCCATCAACCCGGCCCACAAGCTCAAGCTCAAGAAGGAAGAACCGCGCGTGCGCGCCGGTGAACGCGAGGAAATCGAACATATGATCGCAACGGCCGATGCGCTGAAACGCCCGGAGATCGGCGACATGATCGCGCTCGGCGTCTGGTCCGGTCAGCGCCAGGGCGATCGCCTGGCCTATCAGATCGCCGGCCGCCGCAATGGCCGCATCATGCTGCGCCAGTCCAAGACAAAGGTGCTGGTCGATATCCGCGAATTTTCCGAGCTGAATAGACGCCTCGATGCCGCCCAGGAGCGCCGCAAACTGGCGGAAGTGATCTCAAGCCATGTCATCCTCGACGAGCGCACATGGCGCCCGTTCGAGGAGGATCACTACCGCAAGGTCTATGCGGAAGTCCGCCGCCACGCCGCCCGCACCATGAAAAGCTGCGCCACCCTGCGCGATCAGGACCTGCGCGACACGGCCGTGACCTGGCTTTTCCGCGCCGGCTGCACCGTCGGCGAAATCTGCGCCATCACCGGCCACAGCCTGGCCACGGCAACGCAGATCCTCGAACACTACTTCGCCCGCCACCCCGAGCTGGCGGACAGCGCAATCGACAAGGTTGAACTCTGGTGGAACAAGGGAGAGTGAAGATGGAGATATCGCCATTAGCTATCGTAATTGTGATGAATATTTACAAATATCCCAATCCAATAGAAAGGGTGGGGGAAGATGTTTGGAAATCACAGGCGGGAATGGATTGTATTCAGGGCTTTTTGAGTTCTGGGATCATCAAAAGTGGTGAGGATGGAAGGCTTCGGGTCACTGAAAAAGGCCGAGTTTGGATCACGCGCATACTGGCAACGCCGTTTCCTACGTATTCTTGGAGTTTTCCCGATGACTGACCGCCCTTCCGACATCCACCCCGGCGACCTCCTCAAGCTGCTGCATGGCCGCTTTTCCTCTTTGATAGTCTGCTTTAACGAGCAGCATGCCAGCAGTTACACAGATGCACAGGGCTGGCACGATAACTATGGGTTCTATAGCGGGAATGAAGATGACCAGATATCCTGGGTGTCAGAGGAGGAGCGCATGCGCGCCATCGCGCATAACTCGGTGTGGACCATCCAATGGTATCCAGATACGCCAGTAGGATCAATCACAGTAGGTGCATCGACTTTCGAAGTCGCTGCGGCCCACGTCTTGCGGTTCTCGCACGATGACTAA